GCTTCCGGCCTTCTCAAAGCCATAAATGAATGGCGCGCCAACATACTGGGCCGTGTGGACATCCACATCTGTAAACAGCAAGTTGATGCCCTTGACACGTTTGCCGGCCAATAGGCTGCCAGAGGTTGTCAGCTCATAGTCGCCTGCCTGGTTGTCGCCTGCCGGTGTCCAAAGGGTATTGTCCTCTTGGTCACACCACTGCACTTTCCTTGGGTTTCCACCCGCGCCAAGTGCAAACAGAAAACGCTCGGCAGTCACCAAGATGGCAGTGTTGCTCACTGGCGCGTTGGTAATGACAGCAGCCAATGTGGGTGTGGCAAAGCCTAGCTGCCACTCGTAAATCTTGCCATCGTAATTTGAGCAAGCCACCAAATACTCGCCCCAAGTGTCTAGGCTCCAGGTCGTGGCTATGTCTGCCGATCCAGTATCTGGCCGTGGCACGCCATAGGCAAAACTGCCGTAGAGGTTTTTGCCGTAACCTGTGGTGCTGGTGGCATCGATAAAGCCAGTTGTAAATCCAGTGGGCGTGATGTCCTTCAGAACACCCAGCACATCCATTGCAAAGAGCTTGGAGTGAGTGCCTAGACCAATGTAAGAGTCGGCATCGTTGTCGCGCCAAGTGATGATTGCCCTGCAAGCGCCCGTCACAGTTGATGCTGATTTACTGCGCCAGCCGTTGACTGGTCTCAATGTGTTTTCATACCAGCGCACCAAATTAGCGTCATGCCAGCGCCCAGCAGACTGATACTCAGTGCCATTTCGGTAAACACCTGGGGGTAGTTTGATGGGTATGTACATGGCTAAATTGTAGGTAGATTTGAGACAAAAGACACAGTGGCAATCGCTGATGGCACTGCTGGCCGTGTAGGGCTAGAGCCGGCAGCAAAATGCTCTAGCGTCACATTTACATTGTCAACTTTGTAAACAATTTCAACATAGTCGCCTGCATCCAATTCAATAAAGAAGTTCAAGGCCGCAATCATGTGGCTGGGATCACCTGTGCTTTTTCTTGCAGGGGGGTGATACCGGCTGTTTGAATTGTCTACGTTTGTGCCATTCTTGCGAAACCAGATATCTACATCATGGCTGTCGTTGGTGGTGTTTTTGAGTTGAATCGAAAACTGGATGTTAAAAACACCAGAGTCTGCGACATTGAGCCTTGAGCTGTTTGACAGCGTGACCCCGTTGGAGATGTCTGTGTTGCCAAATGTGACGACAGTGGCAGCTGTGGTGCTTGCAGCCACTTGGTCGGTCAAGTCAAAAAATGCCCCATGGGGTGTGTTCAAAAACTTGCCACCTTTTGGGCCAAACAAAGCCCCAAGCACACTGATCAATCTTCTGAAGTACCCGTTCAGCGCCCCATTGTTTTCAGCAAAGTAGCGTTTCTCATAAGCCTCTGGCGCAAAGCCAAGGCTTGGGATTGATGGGACTTCGAGTTGTTGATTGACATTGGCCATGGCTAATTATGTCAGGACAGACAGCGCATGGTTGATGTGCTTGATCCGATCATCCAGACCAATAAACCCGCCATTGATCTTTTTGGTCATGGTCCGATAGTCTTGGGAGTCTGCATACTGATTGAGCTTTTGGACATCCCAAAACCATCCGGCAGTCAGCGCAGCATACTGGGGTGTGGCCACCAGCTCCGGCTGCATGATCAGGTCCACACCCAGCGCTTGGCCAGCGTGGTGGTAGTTCGCAGACCCTGTGAGCTGGATGCATCCTCGGCCAATGAAGCGCCAGGCATCCCCACTTGCCTCATCTCGGTTGCCCATGCGGTTGCTGTAGACAGTCGTGGCAATGAGTTTTGGATTTCTGGCGCAGGCTTGGGCCTTGGCAGCGTCAAAGCGCTTGGGCCAGAGCTTTTGCAGTGCTTCGGCTCTGTAATTCAAGTTCTCTTGCAGCACCCTAAAGTTGCCACACTCATGGTTACACTGGCCAATAAAGGCAGCTTGGCGCAGTGGCGTTGAAATGTCAAAGCGCTGGAAAGTCTCATTAAGCGCATCGACCCACTCTGGGCCAATGTGCAGTTGCTGGAGCTGCTGACTATTGACCATTGACAATTCTCCTTACTTCTTCATAGGCGCTGACGCAGGCGTTGAGCTTGGTGATGGCTTTGTCTCCTTCGGCTGCGAGGTCGATAAGAGTTGCAATAGTCTGTCGCTCAAGTTCGCTTTCATCGGGCTGGCTGGGTTGTGGATTTCCAATGGTAATGGTGGCACTTGCATTGGCTTGTGGACAACTTGCGGTTGGGAGGCGCAGCCGGCCAGTGCGAGCAAGCTCATGCATAGCAGACTGTTTTTTCTTGACATCATCTTGGGCCTTTCTGAGTTTCGTTTCCTGGTCAATCAACTTAGTGCCAAGCTCTGCCTCTTTGGCTCTGGCCTCATCATTCTTTTTGGCAATGGCAATCTTCATGTCATTGTCCCTGTCTTGCCAGCCAAAGTGATAGCCACCTCGGTAAGAGCCAAACAAGGCAATGCCGATTGCCAGGGCGATATAGGGTAATGGGATGCCAAACATTATTCTGACTCCTGTCTGGCCGCTGCCAATTGCTCGCGCTCATGGTCATCCTCAAGATGGTCCGGTGGCGTTGTGGGTGGTGGACCAGGGGTCCAAGACTCATCCAGCTCTGGGTTGGTCCACTTGGGCATGGCGCCAAATGGCTGGTTTGGGATGCCATTGGTGGTGGCATTAAACCCATGATTGTTGCTGTAGCCGTATTGGCCATAGCCGCCTTGCATTGGCTGGCACATCGGCTGCTGGCCCATGGGTGGCTGCTGCCTAGAAGTCATTGCCCGTTTACCAATAACACCGCCAATGCCGCCCACAATCAATAGAACGATATCGTTCAGCATCTTTGTATAAGCCTGGTCAATGGGGGCCATTGATTTGATTGGCTGGGTGACAAAAGTCACTGAGTACAAAAGAGAAATCACGATAAAGAAAAGAATCAGGGTGACAGCAAGCACCACAATACTCCAGACCCTGACTTCAATCTCTTCAGTTGTTAGGTTTAACTTCGTCAACTTTTTTCTCCAAGATTGGTGCTACCAAGTATTCTGGGCAAGTTTGAGTGAATAGGCATCTAGGTTTCTGGCACTCAGTTGCGTGGAAATTGTCAGGATTCTGGCACTTATAGCGATATTTTTCTTCGCAGCCAGTCAGCAGTAAAAGAAGCAATAGATATCTCATTTGCCTAATCCTATCCTACCAAGCAATAAATTGACAATTTTGTCAGATAAGTCATCTGGCAAGAACTTTAGAAAACCCAAGAAATACAGCGCCACGCATCCATAAACGAATATCTTTAGGCATAGGTCAAAGGTCTTCTGATACTCATTCACCGACCACACCTTCTTGTTGTCTCACAGAATGTCATCAACTCATTCACACCGACAAAGACCAAAAACAAAACAAAAGCCACACCGCCAATGATCATGGCCAGCTCGTTCATCTCTTGTTCTTTTTTTTTGGCTTTCTTATCTGCGGCTTTCAATGCGCTCAATTCTTTGGCATCGGCAAGGTCCATCTCTGCTTGACGGGCTTTAATCTTCTGCCATACGTCAATCTTGCCTGTCTGCATGAAGAGCATCTTTAACTCTTCTTCAAACGCTCTAGCCTGCTCCAGTGCCATCTCAATCTGCAAGGCCGTTCCCATGTTGGAACCCTTGCCAGACTGTTTGGCTTGAAGCATGGCCTTGGTGGCCACAGACTTGGCATCGAAAAGTTTGCCAATCATTGGCGCAAGTGAGCCTAAGTCATTGGCAACCTTTGCTGCCTTCTTGACCATGCTGATGGCGCTTTGTATTCCCGCCAAGGCTGTAATCGGATCGATCATTTCTTTTCTACCTTTTTCCATTCAAGGCAAACAACCCTCCGATTGTAGACATCACCAGTCCATGTCCACCTGGTGCATCGATATTCGGCAGCAGCTGCTAGTAAGACCAGAGCATAGATCATGGCCACATCAAAATGATGACAAAACTACCCCAAACGACAAACACAGTGATACCGACCGCAGCAATGATTGCCACGGCCCAGTCTTTCATAGCCCCAACATTTTTTTCACAAATTCGGCAGCCACCCCTGGTCCAAACAGAACTGCTGCAATCACGATATAAAGCAGATATTCAATCTTTGTCATGCGCTTTGAGCCAGCAGCAAAACTTTGTTGAATGCCCTCGTATCGTTCAGCACAGATTGCTTCATGCACTGACAGTTTGGCCTCGGTCTCGCTGATCATTTTATCGCTCATCACACACCCATTTGTTTTCTTATCTTGGTTGCTGAAATAGCGTGTGT